ACTTATGTCAGGAAAAGACCGCTTTTTTCGATCAGAGGAAAGTGCTGTCGAGGTCGCCATGAGCCGCGTTCATTGGAGGCGGCAAAACCCGAAGAATAGGATAGAGCGAAATGACAAATAAATTTGATGGCCTTGACGATGCTGGGCATTGGTTTGGTGACTATTTCCGAGAGAATGGTAGCCAGTGGGCTCAGGTCTGCGCATACTGCGGAGAAGTCAGGGTATCGTCTGTGACCGCTGATGGCGGCGTCGGGCAAGTGGTTGTGGATGCTCAGGAAGAGTGCGTGAGGACTGGCGATACGGGTCCAATAGGAGATGTCCACTACTCGCCTTATCGTGGTCGGAGGCCTAATTTCATCGTGGTAAACGGCGTTACAACGCCCGCAAAGCCCGATCTTGGATAGACGGTCTAGAGCGCCTCACCGGCCTGGCACGGAGTTCCGCGAAGGCGGAGCAGGGCAAGACGGTGGAGCAGGGACCGCTCATGCTGCCTGCGCCGAAGCCTGCTTCCGCAGCGGGGACGACTCTGTTCATCGCGGTCGTGGTTGGGGCGCTGCTGCAGTAGGACAAGTTTTTCTTGCCATTCAGGTCAAGTTTGGGTACTAAATCTCTATCGTTGAAATTCTTGCGCCCGCCGGTTCGTCCGAGCGGGCCATTTTTTTGCCCGGCGCACATCGTCGGCAGGTTGGGCATGCCAATGAGCGATATTGATGATGTCGCGCACATCCCATTGGTCGGAGAGTTTTCGAGGATGGTTGCGGTCGTTGACCGTCAGGACAAGGAAAGAGTCCTATCCAAGATATGGCACGGCCAATCGAGCGGGTATTCCACTTACGCGATAAGCAGCTCCTGCGGAGAGCTGATCGGCATGCATAGATTTGTGCTTGGGATCACCTCTGATGCGCCGATGGTCGATCACAGAAATGGAGATGGCCTGGATAACCGCAGGTCGAATCTAAGGCTTTGCACAGCTTCGCAAAACATGATGAATCGAAGGAAGCTTGACGCCTCTGCAAGTTCAAAGTTCAAAGGTGTTTGGCTTGATGCAAAATCAGGTAAATGGGTCGCTCAAATAGGCCGTGATGGCGATCGCATTCGTCTTGGAACGTTCGACGATGAGATTCGCGCCGCGCTCCAATATGATCGTGCCGCGCGGCTAATGTTCGGCTCCTTTGCAAGGACAAACAAATCAATGGGTCTTATCTAGTCCGGCCCATTATTCCATTAAGTCCATGCCCTCTGCGCTGCAAGACACCGGACAACGCGGGATAACTTTCCGCGCCCAACAGAGTCGCCAACTTGGTCTCACCCCGCCAAGTCCTGGCGCGGCGGCAGCTTCCCCCGGCTGTCGCCCATTTATTCAATCCGCGCCGCCCTTGGGCGAGAGCAAAGCCTCAAGGGCAAGCCGATGTCTAACCGTGAAGTCCTTGACGGCACCCTGACGACCGGCGGCCTGACGCTGCCTTTGTGGGTGCAGGCCTTCCAGGGCTGGCTTCAGATTTGCGTCGTGGTGCTGTCCATCGTCCTGCTGGTCTACACGATCCGTTGCCGCCGTCTTGAGGAGCGCCACCGCAAGGCTATGCTGGAGGCGATGGGCCACGACATGGAGTCGTCGGACGAGGTCGAGTGACAGCTGACCGTGGCTGACCATGCCTATTACCAATCGGCCCATTGGAAGGCGCTTCGGACTGAGGCGCTCAAGCGTGATCGGTATCGCTGCACTGTGCCGGGCTGCGTCGCTTCTGCGGCTCGCGGCGACCGATTGACCGTTGACCATATCGTGACCCGGCCTCGCTGCGATGGCCCGACCTCTGCCGATGTCTTGGCCAACCTTCGCACGCTTTGCCTGCCGCATGACGCGCAGATCAAGGAGCGGAACGGAACGCGGAACAACGGCGGCAAGACGACCGTCAAGGGCTGTGACGCTGACGGGTGGCCCATCGACCCGGCGCGGTAGAAACCGCCGTCTACGGGGCTCCCATCGACCCTATGGAGGGGGCGGGGGTTAAATCTCATGGCCCGCATGGGAGCATGAACCGGTATGGGCTTAATTTTCCGCATCCACAGTTGAGATGTTGACCCTGACGATGGCAAACCCTCGCGTCCCGAAGGCCAAGGCTGCCGTCTCCGGTCAGGCCGACAAGAACCCGCAACGCTTCCGCGAACGCAAGGAGCCGAAGTCTCCGCGCCTCGGCAAGCCGTCCTCCTGGATGACGCCGAAGCAGGCCGCCACCTGGGAGCAATTTGCCCGCGAGCTGCCCTGGCTGAACGAGTCGCATCGGGCGCTGCTGGAGATCGCCGTGACAATCCGATGCCGGCTTGTTGATCAAACCCCTGGCAATGAAGTTGGCATCCAGGCGCTGAACCTTCTCCGCCAGTGCCTCGGACAGATGGGCGCCACCCCGTCAGACGCATCGAAAGTAACGGTTCCCGACGATGGCGCGGAAGACCCCGACGAAAAGTTCTTCAGCCGGCCCAACTGATCGCGCAACCGCCTATGCGCGGGCTGTGGTGGCTGGGGAGATCGTCGCCGGACCCCATGTCCGCAATGCCTGCCGTCGCCACCTTGATGACCTGATCACCGGGCCTGAACGCGGCCTGGAATGGAGCATCGCCTCCGCTGAGCACATCTGGAATTTCTTTGAGGGCGTCTTCCGCCTGTCGGAAGGCCAGTTTGAAGACCTGCCATTCACGCTCCAGCCGTCGCAGGCGTTCATCCTCGGAAGCCTGTTCGGGTGGCAAAAAGATGGTGCGAGAAGGTTCAGGAGATCGTATATTGAGCAAGGCAAAGGGAATGGAAAAGCCTTGTCTCTTGATACTGATATTCCTACAGTTAATGGCTTTAAGCCCATGCGAGACATCGCTGTGGGAGACACCGTTTTTGATGAGCGAGGCGCTCCTTGCAACGTGACGGCAATCTCCGAGGTGATGGTTGGTCGACCCTGCTATTTGGTAACGTTTTCTGACGGAGCCGAGATTGTTGCGGATGCCCAGCATCTTTGGGTGACGAGCGCACTAAGGACGGGGCTGCCGAAGGGGCCAAAGCCCGCTGAATCCCCGAGAAAGGGGATGCCGGCCATCAGGACCACCGAAGAGATTGCCAGAACGCTTTTGGTGCCGGAATCCTCATCGAAGCACCCACAGGCCAAGTGGAACCATAGAGTTGACATTGCTGGGGCAATCAAGACGCCGAAGGCGGTGCTTCCGCTTCCGCCGTATACATTCGGTGTTTGGTTGGGGGATGGGAATAGCGCCGATTCACGGATGACGGTTGCTTATTCCGACTGGCAGATTGTCGATGAAATTTGCGCCGAGGGCGTTTCGGCTGTCGAAAGGTCAAAGTATTCCGACACTACCGCCAGGGTGCTTCTTGGATCTGGCGGGAGGCGTCAGTCGGCGCGAAACGTGAGTGCCCAGGCAAAATTGAGGGAACTTGGCGTTCTCGGCAATAAGCACATTCCGGATATTTATCTTTGGGCCTCCCAAGACCAGCGCATGTCAGTGCTGCAGGGGCTCATGGACTCTGACGGGCACATAACCAAATCAGGACAGTGTGAACTCACCCTCACAAGCCGTCGCTTGGCCGATGACGCGATTCAGTTGATAGGATCGTTGGGGTTCAAGCCCACCTGCACGGAAAGCGATGCCGTCCTTAATGGCCGAGTTATCGGTCCAAGGTATCGCATTCAGTTTTGGTCATACAGTGATCGCCCTGTTTTCAGGCTAAAGAGGAAAGCAGATCGCCATCGTGAGCGCCCGCGCACTCGCAGCCTTTCAATGGGGAGGATGGTTGTTGGGTGTGAAAGGGTTGAGTCGGTTCCGGTAAAATGCATCAGCGTCGATTCTCCTTCGAGAATGTTTCTTACTGGGCGCAATTTTATCCCCACCCATAACTCACCCCTAGCTGGCGGCATCGGCCTTTACGGCATGACCGCAGACGGTGAGGCGGGCGCTGAAATCTACGCCGCCGCCGCCAAGAAGGAGCAGGCCGGCATCCTCTTCCGCGATGCTTGCAAGATGGTTCGCAAGTCGCCTCCGCTCTTGAAAAAGCTGTCGTTCAGCGGCGGGCAGGGGCGAGAGTTCAACATCGCCAACCACGCGGCGCAGTCGTTTTTCAAGCCGATTTCGCGGGATGCCGGCAAGTCAGGATCTGGCCCGCGCCCGCATTTCGCGCTGTGCGACGAAGTGCACGAGCATCCTGATCGCGGCATCATGGAGATGCTGGAGCGCGGGTTTAAGTTTCGCCGGCAGCCGCTGCTTTTCATGATCACCAATTCCGGCTCAAACCGGAATTCAGTCTGCTGGGAAGAGCACCAACACGCCATCCGCGCAGCCGCTGGAACGCGGACGCCTGACGATGACTTCACCTACGTTGGCGATCCCAGCACATTTGAAGATTTTGACGAGACGTTCTCTTACGTCTGCGCCCTAGACAAGGACGATGACCCGCTAGAAGACCCGTCCTGCTGGATCAAGGCCAATCCGCTTTTGGGCGTGACGGTCACTGAAAAATATCTGGCTGGCGTCGTGCGCAATGCCAAGTCGCTACCCGGCAGCCTGAACGGCATTCTTCGTCTGCACTTTTGCCAATGGACGGATGCTGACACGGCCTGGATGTCCCGCGCCACGCTGGAATCGGTGCTGGATGATTTCGACCCCGTTGAGCTTTCGGGGGAAGAGGTTTCCGTTGGTGCCGATCTATCGGCTACCCAGGATTTGGCTGCGCTTGGCTTTGTCGCCCAAACCGGCACGGTCGAGGTTCCCGGCCCTGACGGCAAGATGGTCCGCAAGCCGACGTTTGACGCCTGGGTAGAGGCCTGGACCCCTGGCGACACCATTGCCGAACGCGCCACCCGCGACCAAACGCCCTATGATGTGTGGGTGCGCGAAGGCTGGCTGAACGCACCGCCCGGCAAGGTGGTCCGCATGGACTTCATGGCCGCCCGCGTTGCAGAAGCGCAATCGCAATACCGGCTGAAGGTGCTGGCTTACGATGCCTATGCCTTCCGCAAGAATTTCGAGCCTGCGCTAGATGAAAATGGCGTGACCGTCCCGCTTGTGGAGCATCCGCAGGGCGGCAAGCGACGAGCGCAGCCGACCGAAGATCAAAAGCAAGCCGCCGAATCCGAGGGCAAGGAAGCCGAAGGGCTCTGGATGCCCGGTTCGCTGGCCGAGCTTGAAACCCTCATGCTTGAAGGCCGCATCCGTATCCGCCGCAGCCCGGTCGCCATCTCGGCAATCATGGGCGCGATGATCGAGTCCGACGCCTTCGGGAACCGCTGGTTTAGCAAGCGCAAGGCAACAACGCGCATTGATCCGCTGGTTGCCCTGGCTATGGCTGTGGGGGCGGCGACGGCAACAGCTTCGACGGGCCGCCGGAATACGGGCGAAATCGACGTTTGGTAAGGATTTTCCATGTCTCTTCCGTCAACCATCAAAGCCGCATATGGGTGGCTCGTGGGGCGGCAGGGGAATGGCAGCCTTCAGCGGTCATATGATTCCTCGGATTTGATGTGGTCTGGCGGCTGGGGATCACAGTCCGCAACCGGCATCACCATTACCCAAAGCACGGCGATGGCCTGCTCTACGGTTATGGCTTGCGTTCGTATGCTATCGTCGGATTTGGCGAAGGCTATTCCGGGAATTTTCCGCGAGGAAGACGGCAAGCGCACCGAGGCCAAAGGTCACTTTCTGCATGACCTCCTTATTGATCCGAATGATTGGCAGACATGGCCTGAGTTCTGCGCCCAGATGCAAATGGGCCTTGTTCTCCGTGGCAATGCTTATGCCGTGATTGTCCGCGACCAGCGCAGCAATCCGGTCTATTTCGTTCCGATCAACCCTGATTTCTGCCATCTCTGGGAATCGCCAGACGGCAGCCTGTTCTACATGGTCACGCGCTCCGGCCTGCATCAAATGGCCGTCTTGCAGCACGAGCCCATGCTAATTCCGGCGCGGGACGTGCTGCACCTAAAGGGGCCTCTTTCCTCGAATGGACTGACCGGCCTTTCCCCCATCGCCCTGAACCGCGAGGCCATCGCCCTCTCCCTGGCCCAGGAGCAACAGGCCGCTCGCTGGATGGGTAACGGGGCCAAGCCGTCTGGAATTCTGACGACTGACAAACTGCTGACCCAGGATGCTTATGATCGGGCAAAGGCATCCTGGCAAGCGGCTCAAGCTGGCTTGGCGAATTCCGGCAAGACGGCCATGCTCGAAATGGGCCTGAAGTGGCAGCCCTTGAGCATGACCAGTCAGGACATTGAGTTTATCGCCTCTCGCCGGTATCAGGACGAAGAAATTGCCCGGATGTTCCGCATCCCAATTCCCATGGTCACAGAGGTTGAGTCTTCCGCCAAGACCGACCCCGATGTCTTAGCCCAGCATTACGTCAATTACACGATCAGCGACTACACCTCGATCTGGTCATCTCGGTTCTCTAAGGTCTTCGGTCTTCGCGCCCAAAACCTGCGCCTAGGCTTTGATTTGAGCGTTCTTCTTCAGTCTGACCTTGCGGCCCGCATCAATATGCATCGCAACGCGGTCATGGGCGGCTTGGAGACGCAGAACGAGGGACGCGCAGGCATTGGCTTGGGTCCGATGGATGGCGCTGACCTTCTGTTGACCCCCAGCAATTCAACCCCGTTCGGCTCGGACAAGAGCGGAACGGCTCCCAATGGTGCCGGTCGCCCGGAAAAGAACGGCGACGGCAATCCTGACCAGCCCGGCGCGAACTAAGGATCAAGACATGCCCTTGCCGAAAGAGATCATTCGGTTCACTGCCGTCGGTGACCCGGAAGTGATTGCTGACAGCCGCGTGCGCCGGTTCAAGATTTCCTCCAGCGCTGTGGCTCGTGACGGCCATACCCTAGCAACTTCCGGGTGGGATCTGGCGAATTTTCGCAACAACCCCATCGTCTTGGCTGTTCACGACTCAGAGCATATCGAGTCGATCATCGGGCGAGCCGTCGATCTGCCAGTGAAGGGTGACGATCTGTTTGCCGACATCGAATTCATGTCGGGCGATATCAATCCGCTGGCCGAGATGACTCTTCAGATGGTGGATGCCGGATTCCTTCGTGCCACCAGCGTTGGATTTATTCCCCTGGATGGCAAGCCGGCCAAGGGTCGCGGGCAGGGCGCTTATGACTTCAGCAAGCAAGAGCTTCTGGAAATCAGCATCGTGCCGGTCGGCAGCCTTCCTGACGCCCTCCTGGCTGCCCGCGCTGCTGGCATCGACACCAACCCCGCCCTTGATTGGGCAAAGCGCATCGTCCGCGACGCAGGAGCCATTGCCGTGCCCAAGACCATGAAGCGTGACCTCTATGATTGTAGCTGGCTGGCTCAGTTGCTTCAGTCGCTGGCCTGCCTGGAATCGAGCGCAGAATGGGAAGCTGAATACGAAGGCGATAATAGCCCGGTGCCCGGAATGTTGGCCGACGCCATCAAAACCTTGGGTGGCATCCTGATCGCCATGACCGCCGAAGAGGTGGCCGAACTGATCGGCGAGGAAATTGCCGAGGAACGCGCCGCCGACACTGCCGGCCAGCGTGCTTTAAAGGCTCTGGGGCGGGCATTCAAAGCCAAGGAAAATCCCCCGACTCTGGCGGCGTCTCCATTGACGGTTGAGGCGCTGGATGCCTTGAAGCGGGATTGGCTTGCTGCTTCTGCTGGAACCCGCGCCGGTCGCGTTCTCTCCGCCGACAACGAGGCCTGCATCCGCGCCGCTCACGGAAAAATCACCGAAGCTGCCGACGCCCTGCTTTCCGTTGTCGCCCAGGTTGAGCCTGCCGCCGACCCTGATCCTGAACAGGATGATCCCGAGGCTGACGCTCGCTCCGCCCGTCTCCGCAAGGCCAAAGCCAAAAAGCTGGCCGCGACCAAGGACGCCTGACCTTTCCCCATCCCGACTTTTTGAAATCCCCTCTCCGGTCTGGCGAGGGCTTCCCGGCTGCCGCGAGGCGGCCTTTTTTTGCGTCCAAAGGAGTAACCATGGATCGCATCACTTCCCTTCGCCAGGCGCGTGCGGCTGCGATTGACGAACTGAACACCGAAGCCGTCATCTCCGACGCCGCCAAGTATGGCGAAGTCGAAACCCGCATCGCCGACCTGGAAAGCCAGATCGACCGCGCCGTGAAGGCCGAGGAGCGTCAGGCTTCGCTCGCCAAGCCGGTTGGCACGGTCGAGCATGGCGCTGAGGAAATCAACGTCGCCGCCTCTATCGCCCAGATCCGCAGCAAAGCTACCGGCCCGCTGCGCAGCTTCGATGACTATAACAGCCTCGTTCGCTCCGCCACCGGCTTTCACCCCTCGGCCAGCACTGGCTACCGCTCGTTCGGCGAGCAGCTCCAGGCTGTCTTCCAGCATTACGTCAGCCGGGGCAGCAGCACCGACTCCCGTCTCGTCCGCGCTCCGACTGGCTCCGGGGAAGTGGACCCGACCGGCGGCGGCTTTCTGGTACAGACCGATTTCGCCACCAGCATCTTCATGCTGTCCCATGACATGGGCGAAATCCTGAAGCGCGTGAACAAGATTCCGATCAGCGCGAATGCCAACGGCATCAAGATTCCCGGCGTGGATGAAACCAGCCGCGCCACCGGCTCTCGTTGGGGTGGCGTTTCGTCCTCCTGGGCGGCTGAAGGCGTCAATCCCGGCAACTCTCAGCCGAAGTTCCGCTTGGTCGAGTTCGACTTGAAAAAGCTGATGTCCCTGATGACCGTCACCGACGAGCTATTGCAGGACTCCACCGCCCTGACCAGCATCGCCGGTCAAGCCTTCTCGGAAGAAGTCATGTTCATGACCGAGGATGCCATCTTTGAGGGCACTGGCGCGGGTCAGCCGCTGGGCATCTTGAACGCCCCGTCGCTGGTCTCTG